ATATAACTCTTTCCACTATTATGACTGGAAAAACCATCACCCCAATAACGATGATTTGGATGATCGACAGTAAAATCATAACATTCTTGGTCAGGAATCTCTGCTACCTCTACGATCAATTCTTCGCCATTGATAGTTAACACTTTATCACCTACCTCAACAGACCCTGCTGTAATCCAGGTATTGTCGATCAATTGTAATAAATGGTTGACAGCGCATTCTGTTGTCAATCCCGACTCCGCGATTATCTGTACCATTGGTAAGTGCCCTTTATCAAACCAATTAGTGATTTTTTGGTAACCATCAGGAGTTTCAATTTCGATTTGATATTGCCCAGAGTTATAAAATTCCTTTAGTTCCTCAACGCTAACTTCTTTTATAAATTCCATGTGTTTATTTCCTTTGCGATAGTTTCTGCTGTAAAATGAGGATTTATTCTAACTTCATACTCCCAAACAATTAGCACTCGATTTAACTAAATTGCAGAGAAAACAGGGAGAAAATTAAATCTTAGTAACACGAATTTTTACTTTTGCTGTTTTTGGTAAACAACCAGATTCTCCAGCAAATACCACAACCTTACCAAGAGGTACTCCCCGGTTGAAATCACCGGAAATTAGGTAGTTTAAGGCGTAATTTCCGGTACTAATCCAGTCTGTAGGGTCGTTAAATCCAATACTGACACCTTCGATGCTCTTAGTTATGCTTCGACGAAATTTGCTTAAATCAAAGGGTCGAGCCATTATTTCGCTCCCTTAAAGGATTCTTTGGGTTGTAGTACAATGTCTGAGCGTCCAATGGCCTGTAGCCAGGTGTTTAATCTATGAATGATGACACTATCATCCTGCGGATTATCAAAATTAATTGAACAGTCCATGACTGTGTCACCGCTGTTGTCCTCTCGAGAACTGTAATTTAAGGTAAAACTCTCATTTATTTTTGGTATTTTTGCCATAGTTGTATTCTCATTGATGCAGCACCGGGGATTTCCCCGGTGTGCTTTGATCTCTACTGTTTCTGACGATTGCGGATCATTGCCAAAATGTCTTCGGCTCGCTGACTAGAAGATTTTGCTTCTGTTTCTGTTGCAGGAGAGGTCACTGGTGCGGTGGGCACCAAGTCATCTTCTTCATCTATTGGAGCTGTAATCAAGGGCGCAGGCGCCTGTCTGGCTGTGACAGATTCGGCGGTTGCTGCGGTTCCAATATCAAATCCCGGTGGCTTGTAGTACTGGCCCCAACGTTGAACATCATATTCCTGGCCATCTACTGATGCCTCAAACATGTCTTTGATCACACGTAGTTCAACTTCACCGGGCTTTTTGGGCAGGAACTCTGTGAGATTAAACAGTTTATACTGTTCGATGGCCGCCATGTCCTCAGCTGACAGCGCAGTCTCACGACGGGCCCATTTGCTGGTACTGTAGTCGGCGTACCCACCTTTGCTGGTCTTGCTGATGGTAAAATCAAGTCCCTGCCTATAGTCAGTGGGCAGATTCTCCAGCTCAGGATCCATTAGACTACCTTTGATAAGGTTAAAAATTTGCGGGCTAATAATAAACCTGCGTATGGGATTCTCGGGTGTTCGATCTTCTTTGAGAGGATTTTCACGCACAAAACCTTGAAAAAGATATGACTTTTTCTTCCAGTATCGACGCCCCATTTCCTCAAGATTAGGATCTTTAAACCAGGTACGCACTTCTGCCAGGATCGGGCAAGGGGTATCCTTGCCATACATTTCCATACAGGGCACTTGGACCACAACCGGGCGGCTGTCGGCCTGACCTCGAATGCCGGCAAAAGGCAATTTAATCATTGCTCGCTCAACCCAGAAGAATGTGTTTTTGGGGTCTGCATCGGGGAGAAATCTTACTTTGGCACTGGTACCTTCTTCGATGTTCCAATGCGGATAAATGGCACCGTCTCCGGCCATTGCTGAACCGGTTGAGCCACGATTCTCGGCTGCTGCTAGTTTTGCACGAATTTCTGCTAGTGTAGTTGCCATAATGGATTTTCCTTTATAATTAAGATGGTCTTGTTTAGATACCGGATATACCATGCATCAATGCCTAGTATAACATATGTATTTAGTCTGTCAAGCCAAATTTGGCCGAAAAATCTACCAAAATAACTCTGATATCACTACCGAATACTAGTACTTGGTTGCCGTTGTAGATACAGATTGAGAGCTGGAATCGGATACAGGAATCAGGCTCATATAGTTGGGATATTGGTCTAGCAACCAATCATCGACAATTTGTCTTATATCAGTATCAGGTCCTTGTGTTTCTGCTGCCTGACCTATTAGGTCATTGAGATCATCATCATCGACTACTGAACTGATGGCCGCAATGGCATTCTCCCCTGCAGAGCCGGCCTTGATTGGTTTAGACATCAGTCGTTTTAATTCTTCTAGATCCAGATTTTCCTGAGCCGATGGCCTATCCAGCCGGTCAACCCAATTGGTAAACTCTCTTACATAACGTTGTTCGCCGACCAGGCGCTGTTGATAGGCACGGTAGACAAAGGGCAGGGCCGAGGTTAATCTGTCATCAAACAGTTTTTTGACAAATCGTTCTTTTAATGCATCTATATCGTACAATTCCTCAACGGCCCTATTAGGTTTGAAGTTTTGAGCAAACTGGTGATAGCCACGAGTCGTGGTCATACGATTCAAATCGCTGCGTAGACCACTGTAGCGGTCAACAGCAGTTACGATCATGTCTTGTGTTTCAGAATCCTCAAAAGTGCGCTGTCGAGTATTGCGTATAAAAAAGGCCAAATTATGCAATTCTTCAGCCATGCCTACAATATGTTGCCCAGCTTCGTCGTAGATTTTACCACCATGAGCCAGATGCTGTGCCATGGCTCGTCCTAAACTCAAACGATTGACTGGCATGCGAAAACGCTCACCCTGCATTGTTTCCACAAACATACTTTGAATCTTGCGACTGCGACTGCCCGGTTTGTTGGGATCAACAGTATCACTATGACGCACTATCAATTTCGTTGGACCAAAGTCTTGTATGCTGGTGCGAGTGGTACCCGACCACTGTATACTTTCGTGAATTGGGTTTTCCAAATTTCCAGCAGCATTCTGTGTTCGTGCAACCTGTTGAATATCTCTCGGACTAAGATTGCTACGATTGATATCTCGTATGTCAAATTTCAGCAGGTTTCTTCTTGCAAATTGTCTGAGGCTGCGTAGAAAATCTTCCCATTCTTGTTCTTGTTGTGGCTCAAAACTATTGGCCAGGCCACGACCAAATGTCAATTTGAGAGTTTTATTATCTGCTATATTTACAGTCAATATTCCGTGCTCGATACCATCACTGCTGGCATATTTAAAATGAAAAAACCGTGCCTGTTCAGGATCTTCAGTATCTTTGCCCTTTTCGTCCTCTGTGAATACAGAATCAAACCTACTGCGAATCTTATTAAAAAGTTCTCGAGCTACGTGTTGAATATTGTTCATGATCTAGTATTTAGCTGGTCATTATAAATGGCATAGGGGCTATTATTTCATCAAAACTGTCTTTAAGTCTATTGTCAATTTCAGAATCAAAACTCTGTAATACCTGTGTAATTCTAATAGTCAAAAGTAGAGACAGTATAAGATCATCAGTTTCTCCAATTTTGGCCTTGAAACTGCCGGCCACTGCTACAAAATTTTTAAGTTCGCTGACCAGGTTACGACTATTAACTGTAAGTTTTTTACTTTCAATCAAAGTTTTTAACTTAGCACAAGCAGCCAGTTTGTTTTTGTTTGTGGTGGTAAAACCTTTGCGATATCTACGCACAGATCCAATACGCTGCGGTTCGCTGATAAACAGTCCACGAATATTTTGCTCGCCGAGTTCGTTAATACAAATTAGTGCAGCTTCGCCGATGCTGTTATTTTCAACACTGTAATAGATTGAAGTTTCTGATTGTATTTGTTCATATATATAGGCACAAATCTCTTTTAATACATTTATTTGTGCGGGCATGGGTGTGCGATTGTGCTGCCATTCGGCCACCTGTACGAATGATGGCAGCTCAAGCACCTGTATGGCCGAAGGATCACCCCCGGTACCTAAACTGGGGTCTAGGCCCACCACATAGGTCATACCACGCTCGGGTCGCTTGTACCAACGTATTTGTCCTTGTCTTTCTATAGAATCACGGCCCTCTAGGTCAATTAAGGTAGTTGGAGCGATCAGTGTTTCTTCGTCGATGACAAATTCTCCCCCTATTTCTCTTCTAAATCGATCATCGCCCAATTGTGCTCGCTGTTCGTCTGCCCAGGCTTGATCTCTGTCGGGATGTTCATTCCAGTATGCTCTGTAGGCTCGAAAACCATTAATACCCAGTTCGGTTTCGTTGCCAAATTCGTCTCTGCACTTGTTGGCACCCTTCCATATTTCGGCAAATTTGTCCTCGTCTGAATTGGGGGTTGATGTAATAATGGCCTTGCCACCAGTGCTGAGTGTGGGACTTATGGATGTCCAGAATTCTCTGGCAATGGTGGGACGGACATATGCGAATTCATCAACGTAAAGTAATGAAATTGACATACCACGTCCGGTGGTTTCTGTGGTTGTCTGCGCTATTATTCGTGACCCATTGTCAAACTCTAAGCTACCTTTGTTATAACTGGTAACACCAGCACGTATATGATCGGGTACACTTTCATAAGCATATCTCACACGCTGCATGATTTCCTGAGCTCCAGCATATTTGTGTGCAGCCACCAACACAGTGCTGTCTGGTATAAACATGGCATACCAAAGTAGATATCCAGCAGCACTGGTAGTTTTTCCAGATTGTCTGGGCATGAGACTGATACTAAAACGATAATTATGATAGGTATCGATCAAACGACCTTGATAGTCATAGGGCTGGTACAGAGTTCTTCCATGTACAGGATGCTGTATATAAAAAAAGCGGGTCATGAAATATTTAGGACCGGTATTGGGGTCAGCACAGGCCGCAAACTCACGTATTTGTTGATCGCTAAAGGTTTCAGCGGTATGAGGTTTTTTGATTAAGGTATAATCTAACGGTTTACTCATTGTACGTGTACTTATCTACCGAAGATTAGAATAGCTTATTTGTCGTAGGGTTTGGTGTTAGTAAGATAAGGAAGTGTGAACCATAGTCTGAACCAGTCAGGTGTACCGGGTTGAATATTATTTTCTTTTTCGAATTTCTTTTTTTCCATACCAGTATGGCTGATATTAGTATCAGCATCGGGCATAGTGATATTTTTAGTCTCTATGCCAGCTAACTGCTGTAGGTCGCGTAGATCATCGTCTGACAATACAGTGTCAGGGATCGGTTCTTTAGAAACCAAATCCTCTGACCTGAATCTGTACTC